GCGCCGGCTGCGAGCCGATGGATGGTGAAGTCACGGAAGACGCATCGCTCGCCGAATCGTGGGCGCCCAACCCCGAGTGCGAAGGCGGCGACCGTTGCCGCTGCCTGGTCGTGGCTGAAATCTCACAGGACCAAGGAGCGTCCGCATGAACGGCATCGCCGAACTCTACCGCCTACGCCTCGCCGAGACGATCGCCGCGGGCGACACGACGCCGATGATGGTCTTCCCAATCGGCGAGTGGCACAGCACCCTCTACCCGGACCTGGAGCTGACTGAAGACCTCGCCAACGAGATGATCGCCAACTTCGAGGCGGGCATCCTCGGCACCGAGCCCGTCGTCGACTCCTCAGGCAAGCACGACACCTCAATGCCGGCGGCCGGCTGGGTGAAGCGCGTCTACCTCGCCTCGTATGAGGAAGGCGACGTCACCGGCCTCGCGCTCTGGGCGGACGTGAAGTGGACGGGCTTCGGCGCGGCCATGCTTTCCGATGATCAGTACAAGTACGGCAGCGTTGAGATCGGCCCCGTCACCCTGAACGACACCGGCGAGAAGGTCGAGAACGTGCTGCGTTCGCTGACCCTCACGAACACCCCCGTCCTGCGGCTCATGCCCGGCGTCAAGAACGCGGCCGAGAAGCAGCGCGCCGTGGTGACGTTGTCGCTGTCGGAGGTCACCCTGGCCGCCGCGCCGATCGACCCGGTGGCGGCCATCCTCGACGATATGGATGCCCTCGCCGCCAAGCTCGACGCGGCGCTCAAGGGCAAGCTCGGCATGCCGGCCATCCGCACGATGCTCAAGGAAGTCCGCACGAAGGCGAGTGCGCACAGTCTCGCCGAGGTCGGTAGCACGAACGACCAGCGCGAGGCGTTCGAGCAGGCGCTCAGTGACGCCTTCGGGGCCATGCACGAAGGCCTCTACGTGGAGGACTTCGGCCCCGACTGGGTCGTCTTCCACACGTGGCCCGCCGGCGCGAGTGGGGACCACTACTACCGCGCCACCTACAGCGGCACCACCTTCGGCCAGCCGGTCGAAGTCGAACGGGACACCACCTACGTCCCCGTTACCGACAGCAGCCCCGCCGGGGCGCAACCCGCCAGTTCCACGGCCCTTTCGCAGAACGCGAAGGCCAAGGAAGGGCACGGCGCGCACCTCGCTGAGGGCGACGCTGCAAGGAAGGGAGTTGACACCCCTATGAACCCCAAGACCATCAAGACTCTCAAGCTCGCCGAGGGCGCCGACGACGTCGCGATCGACGCGGCCGTCATGGCTCTCGCCGAGGACCGCGACACGCAGAAGTCGCTCGCCGAGACCGCCACGGCCAAGCTCGCCGACGTCGAGAAGGCCAAGCGCACCGGCGAGGTCGAGGTCGAGCTGGCCGAGATCGAGAACGCCGGCAACCTGAAGCCCGGCGAGAAGGCCGAGTTCGTCCTGCAAGCGGCCGAGAAGCCCGAGGTCTACGCCTCGCGTCTCGCCGATCGCAAGGCGCTCAAGCCGAACACGATCATCGACAAGTCCGTGCATGGCAGCGGCCACGAAGGCGACGGCGGCAGCACCAAGCGTGCGGACGTCGAGCTGTACGAACTCGCGACTCTGAAGATGACCGAGCTCAAGTGCGACTACGGCAAGGCCGCCAACCTCGTGCTCTCCGAGAACAAGGGCGGCATCGCCGACCGCTACCGCGACCTGATCGACGGAAGGGAGGGCTGACCTCATGGCAACGCTTTTGCCAACTGGCATCCCCATCAGCAAGACCTACGAGGCGGGCACCAGTCTCGCCACCTACCAGTACCACATCGTCAAGCTGTCGGCGGCCGGCAAGGTCGTCCTCGGCACGGCGGGCTGCAAGTGCACCGGCGTGGTCCTCGATGACGACGCCGCAGCCGGCTACAACGCATCGGTGGTGACGCTCGGCGAGACCCCGATCTACGTCGACGCGACCACGGCGATCGCAGCCGACGACCGCATCGCCTGCGGCGCCAACGGCGTTGGCGTGAAGATCGCCGCGACCGCCGCGACAAGGTGCGAGTACCTCGGTACCGCCAAGGAAGGCCTGGCCTCCGGGACCGGCACCATCATCGTCGACGTCCTGCCCGGCGTCGTCACCAACCCCGCCTGAAAGGGGTGAGCTGAGATGCCACGCCCGAACGAAGTTCATGTCGACGTCGCCGTTTCTGGCTTCACCCTCGACTACTACAAGGTCATCGCTCAGGACTACATCGGCCCCCAGGTCGCTCCGGTCCTGAACAGCGACAAGCAGTCCAACCTCTACTACGTCACCAAGCGCAAGAGCCGCCTGCAGGACATCCGCAGGGCCCCCGGCGACGTCTACAAGACGGTCGACTGGGGCTACGCGGACAGCCCGTTCTTCTGCAAGGGGTACGGCGCCTCGGTGCCGGTCCCGAAGGAACTGGTCGCGAACGCCGACCCGCAGATCAACGTCGACATGGACGCGGTCGCCGCGGTCATGGACACGGTGATGATCAACGCCGAGGACCGGGTCGCGAACCTGGTCTTCAGCGATGCGGTGATGACCTACGGCGACGCCCTCGTAGGCACCGCGCAGTGGGATGACAGCGCACCGGACCCCTGGGGGTGCAGGAAGATCGCCAACGCCTCTGTGAGCCCCAAGATCGGCCGCAAGGTCAACACGATGGTCATCAACGACGACACGTGGGAAGTCCTGCGTGACCTCGCCGACGTGCGCACCAGGATCTATGGTCAGGGTCCGCAGGGCGTGCCGACAATCGCTCAGGTGGCCGCAGTTCTGGGCCTCGAGCAGATCTGGATCGGAAAGGCCTCCGACTTCAACGAGGACACGGAGGAGTACGTCGCCCTGTGGGGCAACTTCGCCCTCTTCGCCTACTACCCGACGAGCGTGAACGAGAACATGGGACACATCACCGTCCCGGCGCGCACCTTCGTCTGGAACGTCGACAGCGTGGGCCGCTTCCAGGTCTCGGCGCCGGTGTTCGACGCCTCGCGCAAGAGCGACATCCGCTACGTCGACGACTACACGGACGAGAAGGCAGTGTGCCCCGAGGCTGCCTACCTGTTCAGCGACGTGCTGGGCGGCTGATCACAACTCGCCCTGAGGTCGAGCCTGCTACCCGCAGCCCGGCCTCAGGGCCACCATCAGGAGAAGGCAATGCCATACATCGTAAAAGCAGGCAAGAGAGTCATCTACGGCGACTCGGGCGGCGTGCACCATCGCTACAAGGCCGGAGAGATCGTCGAGGGCGTCGAGCGCGGCGAGCTCGAGCGCTGCAACGCCGTCGAGTGGATCACCGACAAACATGCCGAGGCGCTCGCAGAGACCGACCTGCAGCGCAAGAGCAACAAGCAGCTGCGCGAGATGTGCGCCGAGGCGGGCCTTGAGGCCAACCCGCGCATGAACAAGGATGAGCTGATCGCTCTGCTCGAGCACGGTACGTCAGGCCAGGACGGCGAGGGCGAGTAAGACCGTGGCCGACTACTGCACCCTCGACGACGTTTCCCCGCTCAACAGCGCGATCGGCGAGCTGTCCGACGAGACGCAGCTCACTGAGGCGGGCGCCGGCACTCTCATCACGCAGGTGAGCGCCGAGCTCGACGGACGCCTGCGCGCCAAGGGCTACGCGATCCCAGTCACCGACACCGAGGCGCTGGCGACCTTGAAGGCGTACTGCATGTCCGGGTCTGCGGCGCGCATTCTGCGTAGCCTCTTCCCGGCGGCTACGGGCGTCGGTGGGGACGGCGGCGCGGCTGCGGCCCACGAGAAAGCCTACGCCGACGGACTCGCGCTGATCGACCGTGGTGGGCTCGCGGCAGACATGGTGCTCTCTGGGGGCTGCAACGTCGCTGACGGATTCCCGCGCCACCACCACCATCACCATCACTACGACGATGGCCGGCGGTACTGATGGCCACCGTCACCCGTCAGAACGCCGGCGTCACCTTCGACCTGCGCACGATCCCGCCGCTCAAAGAGTTCCAGTTCAAGATGTCTCGCTTCAGCGAGGGCATCTCCGACTGGGGCGGCGCCCTGCGCGCCTACGGCGAGCTGTTCAAGCGCCAGATGGGCGAGCAGTTCGAGACGGAAGGGCGCGCCTCGGGCGCGACCTGGGCACGCAACGAGCCCGTCTACGCCGCCTGGAAGGCGCTTCACTTCATCCATTCGCACAAGGTCGGCGTCTTGACGGGCAACCTGCGCAGCGCCATGACCGGCGGCGGTGGCTACTCCGAGACGATCACGAAGACCAGTGGCAGCTACGGCATGAGCGAGTCGAGCCCGGCGAAGCCTTACGGTGGCTTCTTCTCTGAGAAGCGCCCCGTCCTGCGCATGCCCGCCAAGTGGGGCACGCAGTACCAGAAGATTACGCACGCCTGGCTCGTCGCCGAGGAGCGCAACGCCATGGGCACCGGCGGCAGTGGCCTGGCCGGCACCGTGCGGGGAGGCGGCGGCTTCGGCAATCTGCAGAACGTCGATCTGCGGGGCACGTCGTGAGCATGCCCGGCATCGAGGAAGTGCTCGCGCAGATGAAGGCCAAGCTCATCGCCGACCTGCCCGCCAAGGTCGCCACGCTCAACAGCGAGTACTCCGACGCCGTCGACCTCGTGGCTCCCGACGCGGCCAGCTACCGGCAGGTCTTCGACCCCCAGGACGAAGCCGAGCTGGCGATGGTCGCCTTTCCCGCGGTTGTGCTGCGTCCTGAGCCGGAAAGCGTCACAGACGAACCCTCGCTGGGCGACGAGTACGGCATCGAGCACCTCGTCGAGGTCGCCTTCATCGTCGGCTACGCGGAGCGTAAGGCGCAGGAGACGCGCCTGCTGCGCTACATGCGCGCCGCCAAGGAGATTCTAGGCCCCCAGGCCTCACTGGTCTGCGGGCAGTGCCGCTATCACGGCGGCGGCTTCGCGCGCACCTGGACGACCAGCAACGGCATCGTGCGCGACGTGGCCCTCATGTTCACCGTCAAAACCTACCAGCGTGCTGAGTAAAGGAGCGTGCAGCAATGAAAGCGATCACCTGGCCGAAGTACGCCGGTGAGCGGCGACACTTCCCGGGCGTACCGTCCCCCAAGGACGGCTACGGGCCGGGCGTCGAGTACCCGCTCAGCGAAGCCGGCATGACCGAAGACGAGGCGAAGGCGGCCATCAAGGGTACGCCGCTCACCCTCGTCGACATCAAGGAACCGAAGACCGCGAAGGGCGGTGACTGACCATGGCATCTCCCGGCGGCTACATCCAGGCGGCGCTTGAGCAGAACCCGAACGCCGAGGGCGGCGCGGGCGCCGTCTCGTCGAACCTGTTCTATCTGCCCGGCACGAGTATCGACATGAGCGCCAGTCCGACGATGCTCGACACCCTCGACGAACTGCGCGGCGGCTTCTACGCTTCGCCAAACCGCGGCGTCGCTGAGTACGCCCCCGCCGGCCAGCTCGACTCGCGCTGCTACCCCAGCATCATGGGCCTGCTGCTCCACGCGGCTTGCGGCGGCTGCGTGACGACCCCCGGAAACGGTACCGTCACGGACCCCGACGCGGTGATGGTGCCTACCGGCGCCTTCCGTCACGTCTTCTCGCTGAGGACCAGTGAGATCCCGCAGACTTTCCAGCTGGTCTATGCACCGCCTGCCGGCGGCTTCTGGAAGAGTCAGGGCGTGGGCGTCGACGAGCTTGCAGTCAAAGCCAACGCCGGCTCGTGGGACCAATCGTCCAAGCTCGTCGGCCTCGTTCACAAGCCCCTCGCGGACCCCGCCCTGACGCCATCGTATGAGACGCCCGGGCCGTGGCGCACAGGCCAGTGCGTGCTCACGTGGCTCACCGGTTCGGCGCGTACCGAAGACTTCGACTGGTCGCTGAAGAACTCGCTGAAGACGGAGCATCAATTCGGCGTCAGCAGCCTGTTCCCCGACTCGATTATCTACGACGCGGCGTTGCCGGTGCTCGGCGGCTCCATCCCCAAGCGCTGGCTTGACGCTGTCGACTACGAGGCACTCACGGCGGGCACCACGTTTGCCGCGAAGATGAAGCTCATGCACGCCGAGGACGCGGCCACCGGCTACAAGCATCAGCTTTGGGTCGAGATGCCGGCATGTCAGTACCAGGCCGCGAAGCCGGACGCCATCACGAACGAGCGCCGCAACAAGGCGTCGTTTGACTGGGAGGCGCGCTACGACACGGCCACCTCCAAGTGGTTCACGATCACGCTGGTCAACGCGACGCCAGCGTACGCGACCTACGCCTGAGCGATGCCTCTCGTACCGCTGCCATCCGGCGCCGTCGCCCCCCTGGAAGTGCCGGGGCTCACTCCCCTGCTCTCCGGGGGCGGCGGCGCGCTAGCACTCGCCCGCGCCACGCTGGCGCACGGGGAAGTGGACGCCGAGGCGCTCACCGCAGAAGACCTCTTCTGCGTCGCCCTGTGGGGCGTGCAGGCGTTCGCGGACTCTGAGGCGGCAGCTACCCTGGCCATGGTCTGCGAAGCCTTCAGCGAGCCCCCGTCGCGTCGCATGTGCCTCTCCGACCCGACGCTCGCGTGGGCGCTCGACTCAGGGTGCCTGCTGAGCCTCAAGGAACTGCGGGACTCGGAGGGAGCGCCAGCAGACGAACCTGACGATGAGTCCAAGGGCGGCGTCCGCTTCAGCACGCCCGACACATGCAACGCAGGAGCCCCTCATGACTGACGAGATCGAACAAGAGACTGACGAGGCCGCGCCGGAGACCGCGCCGGCCGCGCTCACGCCGACGTCCGCCGCCGAGTGGCCGAGCAAGGAAAAGATGCTCGCCGGGGTCGTCGTCGAGATGCCGAGCGGCGGCGTGGCGCGCCTCTCGCGTCCTCCGCTTCAGTACTACATCGCCACCGGGAACATGCCGCCGCGGCTCTGGAAGAAGGTCGAGAAGGAAGGCGCCGAGGTCTTCGACGACCTGGTGAACAACTTCAGCAACGAGGAGCGCAAGCTGTTCATCGACTGGATGATCTCCTGCGCCTTCATCGACCCGCAGGTGAGCATGGCGCGCAAGGCCGGGACCACCTACATCGGCGACCTCGACGATCACGACAAAGAAGAGGCCATGCGGCTTCTCGGTCTGAGCCTCGCGGGGTAATGGCGTGGGCCTCGACACAATGGCCCTGCGTCTGGTCATCGGCGGCGACTCCAAGGGGGGCCGGAAGGCGCTGTCCGATTTAGGCAAGCAGTTCGACGCGACGGAGAAGAAGGCATCAGGGTGGGGGAAGGTGCTGAAGGGCGCCCAGCAGGGTGCCGCTGTCGGCCTCGTGGCCATCGCCGGCGTGGTCGGCAAGGGCGTGCAGTCCTACGAGACGCTGACGATGGCGGTCGCCGCACTGCAGCGCCAGTCGAAGATTTCGGCCGAGGATGCCTCACTGCTCACGGGGCAGTGGGCGCGCTACGGCGTGTCAGCCGAGGCCGGCAGCAAAGCGACCATGATGCTCTCGAAGCAGATCGACGCCGCGAACATCGGCACGAAGACCTCCATTGATACCTTCGCGCGCCTCGGGATTACCCTCGACGACCTGAAGACAATGAGCCCGTATCAGGTGCTCGAGCAGGTGCGCTCCACGCTCTCCAAAATGCCGGTAGGTGCCGAGCGCACGGCCATCTCCGCGAAGCTCATGGGCAAGGGCTTCATGAGCATGTCGAAGTGGATCGCCGCGTCGTCTACCGACCTCGACGCGCTCAATCAGCAGCTCAGGGACAGCGGCCAAGTGATGGACGCGAAGGAGCTGGCCAAGGCCAAGGACGACCTCAAGGAGATGGCGCTTCTGCAGGTGGACCTGCGCGGCCTCCTCGTCGAAGTCGGCCGCTCGGCCATGCCCATCGTCCGCGACCTCGTGCCCGGCCTCAAGAAACTTCTGGCGGTCGTGAAGCCGCTCGCGCCTCACCTCGTGGAAATCGGCGGAGCCCTGGCCGCATTCCTTGTGGTGAGCAAGGTGGCGACCGGGCTCAATGCGATGAAGACGGCGCTGGTCGGTGTCAAGACCCTCCTGGTCGGTGGCAAGCTGGCAAGCGGGCTCGCGGACGTGGCGACGGCGGGCGGCGTTCTTGGCGGCGGAGCTGGCACCGGGAAGGTAGGAGCGCGGGTCTTCTCTGTAGGCGCATCGGGCGCGGCGAGCACGACTATCGGCACCGGTGAGCGGACCGTCGCGACGAGCCTGCTGCCGGGCGTGGCCGGGGGGGCAACTGCAACCACATTCAGGACAGCAACGGCCTCCTTCGCTGGTAGTGCTCTCAAACTCGCCGGAGTCGTTGGCGCATTCGTCATCGCCGCAGAGGTCATGGGCAAGCTGTACGGGGACAAAGCGCTGAAGCCTGGGGCCGTGGTACCGCCCGGTGAACGAGGCGGCGCGGGCATGTACAAGTGGTCGGGCGGCGCCGACCGCGGGAGGCAGGAGAAAGAGGCGAAGGCCGCCGCGGAGGCCGCCTTGAAGGTGAAGGCCGCTATTGACGGTGTGATCGCCCGCCTTGGCGCGAAGTCCGCCGTTCAGACGGGTGCCGCATTCCGTTCGACCATGTTGCAGATGACACAAATCCGCGAACTGGCCGCGAAGAAGATCGTGCTCGGTGACATCAATGCAAAGCACACAGACTCGCAACTGCGCACCGCCCGTGACCGCATCGTAAGCGCGCTCGGCATCACCGTGAAGCAGGCCGACCGGCTCATGGGGCAGATGTTCAAGGACTGGCGCCCGCAGAACCAGCTCGTGCCCAAGATTGACAGGGCGGCCGTTGCGGTTGAGAACCGCATCGCGCTTCTGCGCAAGCGCGCTGCCAGGGACGTCCGCATGGGCAATCTCGATGCGACGCAGATGATCAACGAGATCAGCAGAGTGAGCGCCGCGCTCGGTGGCGTCCGCGGCGGCGCGCGGACGGCGGGAGACGCCGTGATAAACGCGCTGAAAGGCCATGCCGGCGGCGGCGGCTCCTATCGCGGTCACTTCGCGGCGTCTGGCGCCTACGTGAGGCGCACTCCCGGCGGCACCCTCCTGCGCGTCGGCGAGGGCAAGTACGACGAGGTCGTGGCGCAGGTGCTGCCCGGCAAGGGTGAGAAGCAGAGCAGCGGCGGCGAGACCCACCTCCACTTCCACGTCGCCCAGGTCATCGGCACCGACGAACGCGCCGCGCGGCAGCTCTGGAACAGCGTCAAGCAGATTGCCATGAGCGACATGCGGATGAAGATGGCGATGAGTCGTGGCTGACTACGCCCTCGTCACGCTCGGCGCCTTCGTCGCCCCTTGCGCCGGCGTCGTCATCGGCGCCCGTCCGCGCTCTGTCGGCATCTCGGCGAATGCGCTCGCCCAGTACCCCGTCGAGACCACCGACTACGTGCCGGGCTTCCGCGTCGTCACCATCCAGGGCTGGAAGCTGGCCGGGCAGGAGACGCAGGACGAGTCCGCGCCCGAGCACCTCGAGCGCCTCTGGCACAACCTCGAGACCGAGGTGGCCAAGGACCGCAACACGCTCACCATTCTCATCTGGGGATTCCGCGCGCCGCGCGTCTACACCGTCTACAAGAACGACGGCATCGAGTCGGCGATCGTGCCGCTCACGCAGTCGCGCGCGGTGATGAAGCTCGACGTGACCCTCAAGTGTCTACCCTAAGGAGCCTCCATGGCCGTGAAGGAATACGAAGCTAATCTGCGCCTGACCGCCGCTCTGCACGGCGCCGCCTACCAGGGGCCAGCCTCCTACTGGGCGGAGCTTGTCAGTGATGCTCCAAGCCGCACGGTAGACGGCACGCCTTCCGGCCTCGGCCGCATCGAGGTCGTCTGCGCGACGGACATCACGAACAACGGCGACGGCAGCGGCGACAACGGCGTCGTGTGGACCTTTGCGGCGCCGGCGACCGACCTCGACGAGTGCCCGTACCTCGAGCTGTGGGACGACGAGGTTGCCGGCAACCCGCGCTTCTACGAGCTGCTCTTCAGCCCGGTCTCGCCGATCGCCGGGCTGGCCGTGACGGTGCCCATCGGAAACTTCACCTGGATGGAGGTCTGAGGTGGCCTATACCGCGAACATCGTCCCGACGATGGGGAGCTATACGTACCCCTCCGGCACGGCCTCGGATGACGGCAACGCGGGCAGCGGCTACGAGGGCTGGCATGCATTCGACCACGCTCTCGGAACCACTTACTGGTACCACCTCGCGACTTCGGGCTATGTCCAGTACCAGTTCATAGCCACTCATGTGATCACGCGCTACACGATCACGTCACGGGCGGTCGCTAACGACCTGCGCACTCCCAAGGCGTGGACGTTCAAGGGCAGCAACAACGGCAGCTCGTGGGACACCCTCGATACGCAGACGAACATCACTTGGGACACGGTCGGCACCCTGACCAAGACATTCGATATCGCAAACTCGACGGCATACGCCTACTACCGGCTCGCCGTGTCGGAGTCTAACGACGCGAACTATTTCTGCGTCGGCGAGCTGGAGATGATGGAGACCGCCGGGGGCGGAGCAGCGGTCCCGGTACGCAGCATCGGCTCAGGAATCGGCTCGGGCATCGCCTCGGGCATTGCGTGAGGAGATAACCCATGGAGTTTTGGCGCAAGAAGAACACGGACACGAGGGTCGTCTTCCCGATCCAGAAGAACGATGGCACCTTCATCACGGGCGCGGCCGGGCTCGACTCGGAGTTCGCCCTGTACGGCGCACATGGGGCCGGGGCTCCGTCGTTCGGTGACTGCACGCACGAGGCCACGGAAATAGGCACGACCGGCCTCTACTACCTCGACGTTTCCGCCGCTGAGCTGAATGACGACTACGGCGCGGTCATCCAGGTCAAGTCCAGCTCATCGGGAGCAATCACTCAGGTGCTCCTCTTCCACACGCGGCCGAACGAGGTCGACGCGGTCAAGGTGCTGGGCACGGCTCTGACTGAAACCTCTGCCGGATACCTAGCCGCTGGCATCAAGAAGCTCTTTGACGTGGCCTCACCTGTCCTCACGGCTGCGAGCGTCAACCAGACCAGCGATAGCGGCGCCAACGTCCTCCTGGCTCTCAAGCTCCTGCGCAACAAGATAGTGACGGACCCGGCAACCGGCATCATGACCGTCTATGACGACAATGGTTCGACGCCGCTCTACACCGCGAACGTCTACGAGGACGTGGCTGGGACCATGCCCTTCG